CGACGCCGGGAGCGTCCCGAGATCAATGGCCGTGAGCGCCGACGTGTTCGTGGGCGCGGCCATCAGCTCGTTACCAGCGGCCCGTCGGTGAACGTGTCCGCGTCGAGGTGATAGACCGCCGGACTCGAGCGGTCCCCCACGAGGTGCTTGTCGAACGCGAACGCATGACAGCGCGCCAGGTGCGGCGTCCACACCAGCGCGGTCGGGTCCCAGAGCGAGCGCTCGTGCCAGGCCTGCGTCGCCGTGTCATAGACCCACGTCGTCTCGGCGGCCGGGATGTAGAAGCACACGAAGAAGTGCCCGCGGTCCTGATAGCTCCAGCAGATCGTGTCCTGCAGCGTCGGGACCTCCGCCCACGCCTGCTCGACGGCGTGCGTCGAGATGCGCTGCGGCGTGTAGCCGCGCCCGACCCACGCGACGCGCCCGCCGTCCTCGTTCTGCCCGTGCCAGTAGAGTTCGTTGTTGACGACGGTCCACCCGAAGGGCGAGCCGATCCCCTGCTGGATGAACGCGCCCGGCACCGGCGCGAACGGAAAATCGGGGTCGCCGATATCCGCCCACACCGTCGTCTGCGAGGGGCCGAGCAGCCACACCTCGCGGTGCAGCGCGACGAGCGCGCGCACGCTGCCCGACGTCTGCGACACCTGCGCGACGTCGAGCGGGTCCCACAGAAAGCCGTTCTCGAGCGCGGAGATCTGGAAGCGGTCGGTGCCCGTCTGCAGCGCGAGAAAGTAGCCGTCGATGAACGCGCCCATGCGGCACGGCCGCGGAAACCCCGTGTCGACGATCGCCGCGAAGTTGTTCACGCCCAGATCAAAAATAAACCCGTCGCCGTTCGAGACGATGAAGAGCTGATGCCCGTCGCTGCCGTTGCTGCTGATACTCGCCGGATAGCCGTCATTGCCGACGACGCCGCGGAAGACGACATTTTGGCTCGCGAGGATCTCGTAGAAGTTGCCACCGCCGACGGCGAAGCAGCGGCCTTCCTCGGCGAAGAGCGCGCGCACGGGGCCGGCGCCGAGCGACACGAACGGGTCGAGGCCGGGTGTGGGAACTAACCACGTGGGTGATTTCGGCGTGCCGGTCGCAATTTCTTGAAACCAGTTCACCGTCCTCTCAGCATTCACGGTCCGCGCGGACACGCGGTCGGTGCCTCCCACAAACCCCGGATACGCGGGCATCAGCGCGCCTCCTTCGGGGGCGTGGACGACCCGAGCGCGGCGAGGGCGGCGAGCGACATCAGCGGCAGGCCCTTCTCGCGGATCTGCCGTTTCATCTCGGGCGTCAGGCGCGCGAGCCACGCGAGGTCGCTAACGGCGGTCTCGCGCTCTGCTTGGAGGCGATTGAGTTGGTTCTGGTATGACCCGGCGGGCGCGGTTCCCTGAAACACCGCGTCATGCAGCGCGTCCATCTCGGCATCGATCTGCGCTTTGGTGCGTCCGCCACTGAGCGGCGCGCGCTCGACGGTGCCGCCGAACTTCCCGATCATCTTCGCGAGTTTGTTCCGGAGGTTCTCGTCATACTGCTGGCGGAAGCCTTCCGCGCGCGGGAGATATTCGCCGCCATCGGGGGCCGCCTGGAGCCGTTTCCAGGCTTTGGCGGCTTTTTCTTTGTCACCCATCAGCCTGGCCAGGTCGGCTTCGTTCCTGATGAACGTGTCCGCATTGGTGATGTGGCCGCGTTCGAGGCCCGCCGCGCCCATGTCCCCGATGCCTTGGCCTGCGAGCGCATCTCCCCCGACCTGGGGCTCGTAGGTCACGCGCCAGTTGCCGGTCGGCGTCTGCGTCCACCGGAGCCGCTCGCTGCCCCAGCGCTTGATCTGGGTGTCGGCCGAGGACAGGCCGAGCCACTGCGCGTTAGGGTCCTCGGCGGTTTCGAGCAGTTGCTGCTTGAGGGCGAGGTCGGGCCATGCGTCTTTGAAGGGGGCATCGGGGGTCGTGGCGTTATCCGCGCGCATCAGCGCTGCCTCCAGCTCCTGCGCCCGCGCCACGTCCGCGGGGAGGGGGGTTTGCCCTGCCTCCCACGCCGCCGCGTTCTTATGCACCAGGGCGCGGTATTCGGCATCCATCGGGGCTGTTACTTCACTCGGTAACTGATACCCCTTCTCTTTCCCCTGCTGGTGCCAGTCGCTCTGCACTTCTTCGAGGAAGCGCCCGCGCTCGCCGGTCGGCAGGGTGCGCTCATTGGCGCGGGTGTGGACGAGGACGTTGGGGTCGTCCCAGTGGGAGGAGGTAAACGCATTCGCGACTGGCTTCACGCTGTTGTTTTTCGAGCCGCTAGCCCAGAGTCCCTTAGCCATCTCGATCAACTCAGACTCGGGGCGCATATAGTTGTTACTGATCGGCCCGTCGTCTGCCCAACGCCCAAGAGGATGTCCGTCGTATTCCAGATCGACTGATCCCTGTGTCGCCGAACGACGGTTACGGATGATCTTGACTTTCGACGGATCAAACTGCTCTTGAATCGGCAGCGTCAGGAGCGTCTCGCGATACTGCTCCCCGCCGGGGAGTTGATACTGCGCGAATTTGGTGTTGTCTTGCGTGTTCAGGCCGAGCATGTCGTTCGCCATCATCTGCGCGTCGGCCGCGTCCGTCGCATAGAACGCCCGTCCTGACCCATCCGGCCCGATGAGGGTGTAGTTGCGCTGCGTGGCCCCACGCGGAGCCCCAGGACTCGGCGCCAAGGGCTCGATGCGGTATCCCGGCGGCATCGGCTTAGCCGAGGGTGGCCCGCCCTTGACTTTCACGGTCGGCATCGGCGCGGGATGCGCCGCGAGATGCGCCGACAGCTCCGCCGCCGTCACCGGCGTATTCCCCTTGCTCGCGAGAAACTCCGGCACCTGCCTGAATGCCAGTTCCTCCGCGCTCGCGTTCGCCTTCAGAATCGACGCGACCTTGTTCGGATGCGCGCTCTTCGGGAGGAGTTTCAAGGCCTCCTCGATGCGCGAGTAGAACCCGCGCCCCTTGGCAAACGCGGCGAGGCCTGTCATGGGCTCGACCGAGCCCATCGTGAACCCCGGCGCCTCGCCTTGGCCCATCAGGTAGGCGTCAGCCCCGAAGGGGTCGGCCGCCGCGACCGATCGCGGCCGTGACGCGCCCCCGACGAACTGCAGGAGGCGCTGCAGCGGGCTGTCGGCGGGCGACGGCACGTAACGCTCGCCCACTTTCGACGGCCCGATCCCCGTCGCCTTGCTCAGCGCCTCGAGGCCGGTCGGGGGGGGTGAGGCATGACTCGGGACCGGGGCGACCCCGGCCGCCTGCAGGGCGCGCAGCGTCTGCCAAAAGGTCGGGGGTTTGGGTTTCGGGCGCGCCTGCGGGTCCGGCATGCTAGCCGTCCGTCAGGATGTTGTAACTGCCGCCACCGGTCAGCGCGGGGTCAATCCCGATCTCCACCAGCGGCAGATTCGCGCGCTTCACGTCCGCGAGACTCTCGCGCGCCATGCGCTCCACCGTCGGGTCGACGACCCGCCCAAACTCCGGCGCCAGTTCAATCGCGAGGTTCGTCCTGAGCGCGCGCGCATAGCCTGCGGCAAGCGTGACCGGTGTAACCAAATCTGGAAACGCCTGCAGCGGCTCTTTCCAGTAGAGCACCACGTCCACGACCGCGCTCGGCACCGGCCAGATCCACAGCTCGCCGCCCGCGTGCGTGCGCGTGTAGCTGACCTGCTGCGGCACGGCGCCGGCGAGATCCTTCTGCGGCTGCGCGACGTAACTCTGGTCGGTCCCGAGGTCGAGAAAGACCTCGGTGTCCGGCGTGCCCTGGACGACGTAACTCACGGCATCGACGGTGATCGGCGTCGGGATGTCCACGTCGAGGCCGAGGCCCACGCTGTAAATCTGCTGCCCAACGACAAGCGTCGCGATGTCACGCCGCGGCACGAGCAGCGTCTGCGCGTGAAGACCCCATGAATCTATGAGTTCGTTGAGACGCGCGAACGCATCCGACTGCTCGGCGCTCGTCGGGATTTCGTGCCCCGCGGTGACGCCGATCAGCTTCAGGCTATCCGTGATGACCTGCAGCCCGGTGCGCGTCATCGTCAGACTTCGTAGAGCGCGAGAATCGCCGTCGCGGTGGTCCCGCTCGCATTGATTCTTTTCGCCCCAATGGGAATCCACGACCCCGCCGGAACAGCGGCGATCAGGACCGCCACGCCGTTCTGCTGCACGGCGCTCACATCGCCCGTGCCGCCGATCCACAGCGCGTGCGTCGGCGTCGGGAGGTCGACCGTGTCACTCGTCGTGATGGCGACCCAGCGGTTAAACGGCGCATTCATACGGGCTCCTTACGCGACATGCCAGTGCTGCTTCCAATAGCCGAACGAGAGCGTGCGGACCCCACCACCCGCGCTCGTCGTCGCCAGCGTGTAATGGGCGGTGATCTCGGGCGCGGTCAGCGCGCGAGGGTAGATTGCGACCTCGTCCAGCGAGCCGTTGAAATACGTCCAATTCGGGTCGAAGCCGATCTCGATGGCTTTGGCGACCCCAGCCGCAAAGGTCGCAGGCGTCACATCGGTGACGGACTGCAGGACGCCGTCAAGATAGAGGCGGATGGAGACACCCCCAGCGAGCAGGACCACGACGTGATGCCACTGGGCGTCGAGCGGGATGGGGCAGGTCGCACTGCCTGTTGGGGTGTAGACATAACACCCGGTCGTGCTCGCAAAGATCGCGATATTGTCCCCCGTGCCCCAGGTATTGCAGAACACCACTTGGTTATCGACCGTGCTATTCCGACGTATCCAGAACTCGACAGTGAAGGGGGTGAGGAGCGCCGCCGCCACCGTGGTGACGATCTTCCCGCTCGTGCCGTTGAAGGTCATCGCCGTGTCGCCGCTGACCGCCCCCGGTTGGCCGAGCGTGACGCCGCCGCTGATCGTCCCGTTGGCGCCACCCACCGCCGCGACCGCCGTCGTGCCGACGGTGTCCCCCAAGCGCCAGTAGTAACTCGCGCCATCAGCAATCACGCGGTCCGAATACGCGCCCATCTCAGTCCGCTGTGGCTTTCCGACGGGCCGTGACCGCCGCGGTGAACGTGAACGTCAGCGCCTCGCTCACCTGCCCGTCGGCGT